TTTGATCCTAAGTCACCAAGTCGTTCTTTTGCAACACCTCGTTCTTGGTCATTTGTTTCCGAGTTACTCGAAGACGACGATGACGAGAATACCACTACCGACTTGGTTAGTGGTGCAGTAGGCGAAGGCCTTGCTGTGAAGTTCATGGCCCATCGTAAGATGGCATCACAACTTCCGAACCCTTCGGATATTTTGATTGGTAAGGTAAAAGAGTTAAAGACAAAAGAAATCAGTGCCATGTATTCCTTGACTGTCTCGCTCTGCTATGAACTTAAAGAAGCCTGTGATAAAAACGATAAAAAGTTTGACGATAAAGTTAATAACTTTTTACGTTTTGCAATGGATAATTTTGACACTGAATTGGTTGTTATGGGTATTAAACTTGCCCTTACACAATATGAACTTCCAATCGATCCAGATGAAGTTGAGTGTTTTGATGAGTTCCATGAAAAGTTCGGCAAGTACGTAACTGCCGCACAGGCATCTTAAAACTTTGGGTGGGGTATTTTGGTATCCCACCCATCCTTTTTTGATTGACAAATCCAATTAAATATACTATAATAATATTATAAACAATAAGGAATAGGCACATGGCAACACAAACACAAGATCAAGAAGTATTAGATAGATGGGAAGAGATTAAAAATATCCCAGAGGTAGAAGTTACAGACGAACTTCGTAAAGAAGTATTAGACAAAATTATTGTCGCTCGTGTTGGTCTTTTAATGCGTCATCCGTTTTTTGGTAATATGGCAACACGCCTTAAAGTTCAAGAAGCATCTGACTGGTGTCCTACTGCCGCTACTGATGGTAGACACTTATTTTATAGTGTACCGTTTTTTGCTAAAATGACTAACAAAGAAGTTGAATTTGTTATTGCACATGAAATACTTCATTGCGTATATGATCATATGTCTCGTAGAGAAAAACGAGATCCACAAGTACATAACATTGCCGCTGACTATATTGTAAACAATATTCTTGTTCGTGATAAAATCGGCGAGAAGCCTAAAGACATTCCTATTTTTCAAGACTTCAAATATGACGGTTGGTCTTCTGAAGATGTATACGATGACATCTATAGCAAATATGACGAAGAAGAATTAAAACAACTTGGTCAACTTCTTGACGAACACATTGATTGGGATAAAGAAAGTGATGGCAATGGTGCTGGTTCTAAGGACAATAAAGAAAAATCACCAAGTGATAAGCCATCTTATAGTAAAGACGAACTACGTAAGATTAGAGATGAAATTAAAGAATCAATGATGTCATCAGCACAGTCAACAGGTGCTGGTAATCTTCCTAAAGAAATACAACGTATGATTAAAGAGTTGACTGAACCTAAAATGAACTGGAGAGAACTTCTTCAGCAACAGATTCAATCAACTATTAAAAATGATTTTACTTTTAGTCGACCTTCACGTAAAGGTTGGCACACTGGTGCTATTCTTCCAGGTTTAAACTTCCAAGATACTATTGATTTATGTATTGCAATTGATATGAGTGGTTCTATTAGTAATGAACAGGCACAAGTATTCTTGAGCGAAATTAAAGGTATTATGGAACAATATCAAGATTACAAAATTAAAATTTGGTGTTTTGATACTGAGGTTTATAACGAACAAGATTTTGATGCGGCAAATGATGACTTACTATCTTATGAGGTACAAGGTGGTGGCGGTACTGACTTTGACGCTAATTGGAGATACATGAAGGACAATGATATTGTTCCTAAGAAATTTATTATGTTTACAGATGGGTACACTTGGGACAGTTGGGGTGATGCAGATTATTGTGATACAATTTTTGTAATTCACTCACATCATAACAAGGATATTGAAGCACCGTTTGGGATAACAACTCACTATGAAAATGAAACCAAATCCGCTTAACTTTTTTGGAATAAGACGATTAGAGTATCCAGGTCCTCATTTAGAATACATGGAACTTGCTCAAGGTTATAATTTGGATAAAGCAATTATATCTTGGATAGAAAGTAACTGCAAAAGTAGATATTATATTGGTAGATCAATAGGATTGGATAGTAATAATAGTATTCAAACCAAAGTAAAAATTGGTTTTGAAAATCCAAAAGAACTTTCATATTTCGCTTTGGCGTGTCCACTTTTAAAATACAAATAAGTAATTAAGTATGCATATTACTAAATTAACAAGGAGAATGACATATGTCTGATAAAAATACAACGACTGCTCCTGCTCCAGGTCAAGCACCTGCTCAAGGCGGCGCAGTTGAATTAACAGTTCAAGACCTTAACACTCTAAGAACTGTAATCGATGTTGCTACACAACGTGGCGCATTTAAAGCAAATGAATTAGCGGCTGTAGGTACAACTTATAATAAGTTAGATACCTTTTTACAGCAGGTTCAAAAACAACAGGCTGATGCCGCAAAAGCAAAAGATGGTGTAGCACCAGCAACACCAGAAGCGGCTCCTGTAAGCGGTGCTGATGCATCAGCGGCTTTAACAGGCGAGCCTACACCGGAGACAAAATAATGGCTACGAAACATATCGGAAGATTAAAATCAAATAAAAGGAAAGTTGCTGTTGCGTACAGAACAATTCCTGGAGACCATAAACACGCATTAGTAGTTTCAACTGAAAACTTAACTGATGCAGATCATGATGTTTTAATGCAATTAGTAGACTCACCAGCAGGTCAAGATTCATATGAACTTGCAGAAGCAATGGCACGTACACGTCTGTCTGACGGAAGTGTAATGTTAGCACGTTTTCATTCACAAGGAAAACTTACTAAAGTTCCAACAAGCGAAGTAGTAATGACTCCAACTACAAATACTACAGTTGAGTTAGATGAGTTAAACAAACTTATTGCTGAGCAAAAAGGTGTTTCAATTGAAGATCTTGCATTGAAAGAAGACACACAGCCAGTAGCAACTGCTGAAACAGTTCCTGCAACTGACACTGCAACTGCACCTTCAAATGAACCAGTAGCGGCTCCTACACAGGGAGAAGCACTTTCAGATGAAGATCTTGCTAAATCTTATCGTTCACAAGCAGATAGATTAAGTAAAGAAGCGGCGCAGTTAAGACGTCAAGCAGAAGAACTTGTACCCACTAAGAAAAAAGCCAAGGCCTAACTTAGATGGGGGCCAGGAACTTAAAACTTCCTGAAGATGTAATCAGACATTGGCCTGAAGTATTCAAGAATATAGAAGTAAAAACTATACCTCTTGAATACCTTCAGCATATCGAAGTTACGTTCAAAAACAGGAAAAAATGGATTATAGAATGTAAACCTAATGTTTCTCAAAAAAGATTTGAGAAGGATATTAGGGAACTATTCGATCAATACGGCCCTCAAATCAAGGGTGTTGACTTTGCTATAGACACAAAAAAACTTAAACAAGATATACAGAAAGGTACGCAAAAGGTGTTTAAAAACGCCAAAATACGTAAATAATGTATAATATTAAAAGAAGTCAAAAAGCATAAATACATATAGCAACATTAGACTTCAGGAGTAAGTAAGTATGGCACTTAAAATTAGAAGAGGAACAGAGGCGGAAAGAGCGGCCTTAACGGGTACTGACCCAGCATTGGGCGAACCTATTTTTGTAACAGATACTGGAAAATTATGGGTAGGTGATGGCACTACAGGTGGTGTTCAAATTAATCCAGATTTAGCCATTACAAATTTAACAGATGTTGATACATCTATGTCTCCTGCTAACGGCCAATTACTTACATGGTCTACTCCAAATATGCAATGGGAAGCACAAACTTTATCAGTTGTGCAAGATATACAAGATTTAAATAATGTCGATACTACCGGTGTTGCTAACGGTAAAATTTTAAAATATGATGCCGCACTAAACAATCCAGATGCTACTGTAGGCGGTTGGGTAGTAAGTGATGAATACTCTTTTGATCTTGATACAGTTATCGGGGGCAAAAGTATTAATATTATTGGTGATGTATCAACTGACGGTCTTAATGCTCCTGCAAATGGACAATACTTGTTATGGGATGATGTAAACGGTTACTGGAAACCAGGTGACATTAACTTATCGAGTAGTTCTATTAGTGCAATTACAGCAGACGTAACAGGATCTGTTTTTGCTGATGATAGTACTGTAATGATCGATGCTGTTGCTGGAACAGTAAACTTAACTAACGGTGTGTTAAGTGTTGTTCAAAACGAAATTCAAGCAACAGGTACTAACTTAATTAAAATTGGTAACAACACAGATGTTAACTCATTAACTTTCCAAGTTACTAACGTTGATGCATCTGAAGCAATCGAAGTTGTTAATAAAGCAGGAAACAGTGTAAACAATACATCTAAACTAACGTTCTCAAGTAGACACGGTGCAGATATGGAAAATCCAGTAGCGGCAACAGCAGGCGACTGGGTTGGAACAATTAGTGGTAGAGCATTTGATCCATTAGAAAATGCTTATATTCCATCAAGCATTTTTGCAATGACTCTTGATAACAACGAAGCGATTGCACAAGATACTGCTAAAGGTAAATTCTTATTCATTAATAATTCAGGCACAGGTACTTCACCAGTGTTAAATGTTATGTCATATGATGCACGTGGTTATCTTGCTATTAATAACAATGCCAATTACGTTGCAGATGCAACACTTGATGTTAATGGATTTATGAAAATGGCTCCACTTACTGCTGAACCAACAGCAGTTGAAGGCATGATGGCTATTGCAGATGGAACTACTTGGGATCCGGCATCTAAAGGTGGCGCAGTAAGTTATCCAGTTTACTACGATGGTAATGCTTGGAACGCATTGTACTAAGCCAACAATAATACAACCAATCTTTTTTCCAAATAAGTAAGTATATGAGCACCTTAACTCTCTATACCTCTGGCAGTACTGATGAACCAAAAGAAGTTACCCACACTTGGGATCAAATAAAAGATTGGGCATTAAAAAGCATCGATGAAATTGGATTGTCAGACGAAGATAGAGTGCTTGATGTATTCCCTAATAACACTATTGCCCACCACACAATTACCGCCTTTCCTGCGTTTTTAAGCGGCGCACAGTGCTGGAAAACTAACTTTAGTGCATATACCTACCCTGAACTGTTTAACCGCGTTAAACCGACGTTTATAGCGTTAATACCACGCCATTTAGAACTATTACTAAAGGCAAAAGGCTTTGAAAACTTGGATATGAGTTGCGTCCGTTATATGGTTACAGGTAGTTCCAAAATAGAACAAAGTTTCATAGATGCCTTTAGAGAACGTGGTGTCCAAACTGTAGCAAATTGGTATGGAATGACTGAAGTTGCTCCACCAAAAATGATTGGATATAATACGACACATTTTACAAAGATAGACGACGATGTATGGTTTACTGACGAAGGAGAATGTGTGATAGATAAATTTTATACAGGCGATATATTTGATGTAGAAACTAAAACATTTTTACATAGGAAAAAAGAAGCAAATGGAAAAACTTGGAAAACTGAAGTTTAGATTTGCTACTATAGAAGATACACATTTAGTAGAACAATTTTGCAAATCGCAAAACTTTAGTAATAACACATCACTTAAAAAAATGAAATGGGAATGGTGCCTTGATGTAGGTGCTTGGACTATTGCATTAGACGAAGACAAAATTATTAGCATAGCAGGTATACATCCATTGCCAGAAGTAAATTCAGACAGTTACCGTTGTTTGTTTAGAGGTGCTCAACTTCCTGGTTACACACTCGGTACAGGAAGAGATATTTTTAAAACAGGTATACAGTTAAGACATCTTTTAAATTATCAAATAGATTGGGCAATAGAAAAAAACATAAATGCAGAACTATACATTAGCACTAACATAAATGACGATGGCGGCAAAAGTCAACGTATGAATAATATTATGATGCCATTACTTGCAAAACGTGGTATATGGGAATTAGATAGACAAATAGAACTTTATAATGTTCCACAAAACTTATGGCGTATTGATGTGCTTACTTATATGGAAGAGCGTAGCCGTTCGCTAAACACCTAAAACTATATTCGTCAAATATAGTAAACGGCTTTTTCTTTATATTAATTTCTTTAACTTCGTTTTTCCAATAATCTGTATTTTTACTCGTTGCAGTATAATGTAACTCTAAAAATTCTTCTAAGTGTTTTACGATATTACGCCATTGCTTGTTATAAATTTTTTGTTTTCCTACAAGCCTTACTAACATTTCAATTTGATATTGAATAAGCCAAATTGCTTGTGCTTCTAAAGGTTCTAAAAATCCTGCACTTAATCCGACGTTTAATATTTTTCCTTGATATGGTGTTTCGCAATATTGGCTTTCCCATTCAATTACTCTAAGTTTATCTAATTCAAGATTGTACGGACATTTTTCAATAAATTCTTTCTTAGCACTTTCTACTGTTTGATGTTTGTTACTAAACACATACCCGTTACCTATACGATTTTGTAGATAGATATTCCACATCCAGCCATTGCTCATTGCTGTTGTTTCTGTATAATATTTTAATTCATTATCATAACTTGGTGCAACTATAGCACAGTTATTTTTTAGTTTAGTTTTTATCATCTGTTTTTGAGGGAACAATTTGCTAAAGCCTGCACAGTTTATAATTAAATCAGCATCTAAATTATCAATTGTAGACAGTGTTTTGTTTACTAATTTTACACCATTTGGTAGTGCTACTTTATCACGTAACATAATGCCAAACTTATTCGCATCTATATGATATGCATGACGCCATTTTTTATTTGGCAACTCATAATTTTCCATCCAACGCATTTGTTCATCATGCTCTGCTTCGTCAAAACAAAAATGATGGAACCAACTTTCGCCGTGCCAGTTTTTATGTTTAATTGTATACTTACGAACAGCATCACAGTTGTCAAATAAATCTTGTTCAGTAAGACCTATTTCATTTATAAAATCATATATGCTGGGCAATGTACTTTCACCTACACCTATAATAGGAATATCTTGACTTTGTATTACAGTTATATTCCAATCTGTTTTAACACTAAGATAACTTGCAGTCATCCAGCCTGCTGTACCTCCGCCTACTATTGTTACTTTCATAATGCTAAAATGTCCTGTATTCGACTTTCATCGACCCTTGTTAAAAAATGTGCTCTTTCAGTTTTACCAGTATTTTCTGTTCCATGATAAGCATTAGTATTTAAAATATAAACTTTGCCAACTTTCATATTATATTTTACTTCTCTATCTTTACCAAAGCAAAATACTGCTTCTTCGTTAGTTTCTAAGGGAATATGCAATTTTTTAACTGTACTATCTTTATGTGTTTTAATTTCCGCTCCAGGTCCGTGAATAGTAATAATACATTGTTTAAAACTATCTTCTCCTAATAGATCAATTAGTGTATTCATATAGCCATATCTGTATTGAGGCAATACATTACACTTGTCATAGAATAAAGGATCTAATGTTTCAGGAAACATCTCTTTGTTTGCTTGACTTGGAGGAGGTAACGGCTCGTATTTTTCAACTGGCCATGCAAGTGTATATCCACTAATAGGTCCACAATAATAACCACAGTATCCTAATTCCATATATTGTTTACTAACTTCAAGTGTAAGTCTTTCAGGAAAATTATAAAAATCAAAGTATACGTGTTTGAATTTTTCTTTTAATTCAGAATAATAGTTCTTTAGTTGAACAGGATCTAAATCAACATTTAATTCTATACAACCCCAAGACTCGTCTTCATATAGCATTTCCATTGTAATATCTTTTGGGTCATAGTTTTTTATAATCATATTACTTCCTCACTATATTTAAGTATTTCAGTCTCTTTGTCTTTAGGAATTTTAAAAAACAAATGTACTCGATCTCTTTCACCGTCATTTAACGTGCCATGATCGTTTGAAGTATTAACTAATATCATACTACCGTCTGCAGGAAGAACATATCTTCTGTCAGGATAAAATCTAAAAAATGCTTGATCATTTGTCATCACAGGTATATGTACTTTTAAATAGTCATCTGTATCACTATGAAAATTAATCATAGTTCCTGGTGGGTGTACAACTAAACTAAACTGATGAGCAAAAGGAAATTTGTCTTGTAATTTTCTTGCTAATCCAAACATTAATTTAGTATCTTTGTACTCTTTCTTTTCATTTTTTGTAACATTATAAGGCGGACAAGGAATTGTCAAATCTTCTAAGTTACTTTGTAACGCCCAACCATGTACACCGTCAAGTATATGTCCTCCAACACCTTCGTCAGCATTGTTGTCCCAATGCCAACACATATCTGTGTGTTGTGTTTGCAAGTCAATATAAAACAAGCGTAATTCGTTTATATTAACTTTAGTCTTTAATACTTTTATGTCGTGAATCATAGTACTCTACTACTTTCTTAATTTTTTCTTTCTTACCTTCATAATGATAACTTTCAGTAAAAAATTTAAAGTCTATATTAGACATTATAGGATTTTTAAACCAAAAGTCTAAAATGTCATTTAATTCTATTTGCTTTAATCCTGCTACATCATAATTAGGATCTACAGTTTCTGTTATATTTAGATGTAATAACTTTGTCTTTGTATCTAATGTTTCTAACGGTAACCATTTACATCTTTCTTTTAATCTATGTTTTACTTCGGCATAGTTACTATGGTTTTCATATTTTTGCGGTGCTTCATGAAAATCACCTGCAATACTTCCTACGCAAATTAAATATGGTACATAACTATACACATCTTCTAATAATTTTATTTGATAGTCTTTTACACAAGCACTGTTTACAAATACATCTGCAGATTGTGCAATTTTAACTATTTCGTCGTATTGCTTATCTAAATCATATCCTGTTTCTCTACTTAATTGTATTACTTCATGCTTAGAAAAGTAATCATGTAACCATTCTTGCATCACGTGATGCCCTGGTTTGATTATACTTTTCTTTCCGCCAGTAATTACAATTTTCATAACGCAATTTCTCCATTGGCTAACTTTAGTAAAGTTTCCATGTTTGGTTTAGTTTGTAAATGTGTTCTATTGTTTTTACTGTTATTAATCGTTCCATGAGGTACAGCGGCATTAATTAAGTACGCTTTACCTGTTTCGAGATTATAACTTCTATCTAATTTTTCTCCATATAGAAATAAAGCATCTGGATCGCTTTCTACAGGAATATGTAATCGTTGTACATTTGGACCGTCAATATGTTTTCCTAATTCTGCATTAGGCTGATGCTTTCTGATGCTTGTATCACGCCAAACATTTTCTCCTAATACTTCATACATCTGCTGAAAGTATCCAAACTTAAATTTTTCCTGCACTGCTTTTTCTCTGTCTTCTTTTATTTCAGGATACAGGTCTTCTCTACCTGCCCATTTCGGAGTACAAGGAATATCCTTTTCACAATACCAACTTACTTCCATAACTAATATTTCTGCCGGTTTATCAAATTGTTCTTTGATATATTTTATTATGTGATACCCTTCATCGTGTACCCCTCTACCTTCTTGGCCTACTACCCCTTCAAATGCTTTTTCAATATTTTTTAAATGATATTTTTCTTTAAGATATTGTTCTTGTCTCCAACTAAAAAATAAATTACTATACTGTTCTTCAACTTGTTGATACCAAGACTGTAACTTAGAAACATTTATTTTCCAAGGTAATTCAATTATATCCCATTTATCGCTGTCTATATATTCGTATGAGTAATCCATTCTTCTGTCCATACCTTTCCGTATAAATGTATTCTATTTGTTAATCCTTTGTTTTCCACACTGTGCGGAATAGTTGTGTTTACAAGATAAGCATATCCTGGCTCCATATGAAATTCTTCATCACCTATAATCCAGTTACTATCTTCATTCGTATGAATAGGAATGTGTACTCTTATTTTATCAGGACTGTCTTGGTGTGTAATTAATTTTGTTCCCGGAGTATGTATTGTTACTAACCACTTTTTACTTCTAATTGGTAATTGTTTTACAAGTTCTAATCCATACCCTGTAAAACATTTACGTGGATTTAGTTCGTCATTATCATTATCACGGTATTCTTCTTTAGCACAACCTTGTTCAAATGGCTTAGGTCCAGGTTCATCACTATTCCAACAAAGTGTATAGTATGCCGCATCATCTGGCAAGTAATGTCCTGTCTTTGCTTCTGGGTCGCTAATAGGAAATTGCCACACATGATTATTTTCACCGATGATAAATTTCCAATCAGAAAAATTTTTTTCTAAATCTTCATACCATTTATGAATTTTTTCTACATCAACTTCAAACAACTTTTTTACTTTAAAGCCTAAATCAACTGGCTCGTGTGTTTCAATATAGCGTTTGAAATCTTGGGTGTGTTGTTGCATTTCCATTTCTTACTCTTGTATTCATATCCATTGCTACGTAATCGTGGCCATATAAAACTAAATCTTCTGGAATTAGTTTCTCAAAAGTTTTCCATTTTTCTTCTAAAACTTCAGGCTCTACGTTCCAATGTAGCATTTCACTGGACCATATATTTGTAGTCCATAGTACTTTTGTACCATGTACTGTATTTATTTTGTCAAAAAGTTGGTTAGGATCAGATACAATATCTATCACATAAAACTGATGTTTAAGTTTTTTATATCTATCCCAAAGTCTTTGAAAGGCAAGACTTCCGCCAAACTCTTTTAGTTCTTGTTCCCAGAACTGTTTATAATTTCCTCTATACGTACTTGCAAAATTAAAATGTAAATCATTTTCGAGTAACCATTTATCTAAGTCGTACCCGTCCCAAGTTTCTAATAATTTCTTTTTGTAGTTTATACTTGCTTCACACCAATCAAAGTAGTGTACTGTTGTTCCATTATTAAACCCGTTTGCATTTAATATGGCAAGAGGCTTAAAGCCGGCGGCCGCTGTAAACAAATGATCAATATGTTTACCATTAGTTCTTACTCCTTCTCCTGAAAGTGTTTCTGTGTTAAAAGCATACACTCTATCTTTTTCAATTTCTTCTTGATATCCTAACTTACGTATCCATGCTTTTTGACTTTGATTCAAACCTTCTTCTTTTGTTTTATCAAGCCATGCAATTTCTAATTGATTTGATTGATTATACGGATATAAAAATACTTTGCAGTCACGCATATCGTTGTCTAAATTATCAATTTGTATATTGTTTTTTAATGCAATATCAATCCAGTTACTTCCGTCTGCTGTTACAGAATATTCTTGTTGACCTTCTTGCTGTTTAATCCATGCAGGTGTGTAATCACTATGTACTGTCTCCTCACTATATTCAAAGTTTTGTAACATAGGTTTTCTATCTTGATACACTCCTATTTCATCAAAAGAAGGTTTTCCTAATTCTATCCACTTAGAAAGATTAACAAACAAATACTGTCGATGTAAGCCAGGATAAGAACCTGTCGTAAGATAATGTTGTTTTTTCTTATCCATAATATGTCCTACTACAAAAAACTGCGGATTCTTTTCAGCATATTCTACACTTTTCTGCACTAAACTTGGTCCACGGAATAACAACAAACCTTGACAAGCAATCATTGCATAATCTTTTTCTTTTTTAATTGCTTCTTCAAGAATAGTTTCTACTTTATTATGAAACCCAACATAAGAACACATACCCATCTTAATCATACGGTTAATATAAAAGTATGTCATATCGAAGGTACGTTTTTGTACAAATTTATTTGGAATGTCTCTTGAAATATCTAAAATGCCAACAGCAACTTTATTATCAATGTTTAGATTCTCGTAGTATCTATCTACAGTAATACTGTTCCAGTCTTTCATACTAACCCCTATTAGTATAGTAACTTTGTCTTAACACATAGAAAAAATCTCTAATGCGTCTACCTAATTCATAATGTATAATCATATGAATTCTTGGTTCGTCACTATTATTCCATACAGCGTGAGTATTTGAAATGTCCATTAAAAATGCACTTCCTTGATCAGTGAAGGGTACAATACCATGTTCTTTAAATAAAAATTTACAACCTTCTGGATTATTCAAACTAATATTACAAACACTTAAACGTTTTTCTTCGTCGGGTCTATCTTGGTGTGGAAGAATATATCCGCCTGGTTCAAGTAACATAAAACGAACACGGTTTAAATATTCTGCTGGCCATACATCTGTCAAAAACTTTTTAGTTACAGGACATTTTTCTGCTACCCAAGTCCAATCAAGTTGTTTAATAACATCACTACGTTCTCCGTATTGATCTAAACTTTGTGTATCCTCGTCTAAACCGTGCAGTGTTAAACTTTTCCAACCTTTACCATAATCTGTTCTATGATCTTTAAAGTAATCTAATAGAGATTCTGCCTCTGTGTGCATTTCTTTCCATGGCTGATTATGTAAAGCACTCAATTCAAAGCAAGGCCAACCACTTTCCATTACTACCCATTTTGGATCAAATTGTTCTGGATACTTTACTTCAATTTGTTTTGCGTCTTTAAAAAGGCTATCTAACTGTGTCATGTTTGTATTTTTCTATTAAACTATCTGTTAAATATACTTATCAATGCGTATGGAAGTATAGTTAACCTTATGAAATGTAAATATCTCGATAACCAAATCAATGTTGCTACCAACGGGTCGTATAGATTATGCTGTATGAGTTTAGAACCTGAAGGTCCTTACAACATCAGAGAACATACTCCTCAAGAATGGCACGACAGTGAATTCCACAGAAAAACACGTGAGCAAATGGCAAGAGATGAATGGCCTGATGCTTGTAGACGTTGTAAAGAAATGGAGGACCGAGGACTTCCAAGTCAGCGTTGCAAAAAGCGAACATATGGTCCAGGTCTAAGTCATTTAGATTTACGTATAGGAAATAGTTGTAATTTAAAATGTATTAGTTGTTGGCACATGAGCAGTAGTAGTATTGCTGAAGAAGCCGTTGCTATGAAAAAAGCAGGCATTGAACCGTTACATGGTGTATTAGAAATTCCTAATTTTAATTGGGCAACAGAACAAGCGTTTGATAAACTATTAGAACTACCAATTCAAGAAGTTTATTTAACAGGTGGTGAGCCTATGATGGTTAGACACTTGCCTACTTTTTTAGAAAAACTTGATAGCGATACAACAATAAGATTTAACACAAACTGTACTATATGGAATCCTAAACTTGAAAAAATTCTTAGAAAATTTAAAATGGTTATAATGAGTTTTTCTATGGATGCTACAGACAGAAGAATTAATTATATTAGACACGGGTCTAACTGGGATGAAGTAAAACAAAATTCTGAACGTTGGGCAGACTTTTGTAAAGTTGACATTAGTCCAACTGTTAGTATTTTGAACGCTTGGTTCTATGATGAAATAAAAGAATATGCAGATAAAAAAGGTTGGCCTATTTTTGAAAATTTATTAATGTTACCTGAATGGTTACACATTAAAAATGCACCAGACGAACTTAAAAAACAATTTCAAGGTGTAGACAAATGGAAGGAGGATCAAGCAGATCCTGAAAAAATTGAAGAATTTAAAAGAAACATAACTAAATTAGATAATTGGAGAAAGATGTATATAAAAGATTATCTTGCTCCTGTGGCAAAAGCATATGGACTTAATTAAAGAAAATAAACAAAAAAGACGAAGTGTATATAAATTAGAAGACCGATATAGAAAAGTTTGGTCTTTTACAGATCAAGATTGGCTTGATGATCATATTTCGATGTTAGAAGATCTTATGCCAGGGTTTGTTTTAGATTACAAATGCTCTGATACTGAAATGTATATAGACTATAAAATTATACCAGGAACACCTGCAAGTAAGTTTGAACATACTCCGGAGTTTATGAAAAAGATCTATAATTTCTGTTTAGATAATATTAATGAAACACAACCATACGCACACGGTGATTGGGTTTTAAGTAATATAATTATAGATGGTGATACACTTACTTTAATTGATTGGGATAATGTAAATTTATACCCTCCACATCTAATACTTGAAAAATTGCATGATGATCTAAAGAGTGCATTTGGAGATAAGTTTGACCCCGCAAGCCTTTAGTTATCCAACAGTTGGTAGTAATGGAATAATTTACTGTGCACCTTACGGTCTTACAGAGTCTGTTGACTATATTCTTAAAATGAACCCTACTACATATGACGTTACTAAAATACCTTTAGAAGTTAATAAGTCTACAGAAAAGTGGCAAAATGGTATTGTTTTCCGTAACTTAATTTTCTTTCTACCCTATAACGAAAGTAAAGTAATAATTTTAAATACGGATGATGATAGTGTACAATACATTGAATTAGATGTTGTAGGTCAAGGAAAGTATATTCAAGGACACATTTACAACAATAGAATTATTGCTCTACCATATGGTGAACACAATCCTTTTAACTTTGTATTAGATATCGATACAGAAACATTAAATTATACCTTACATAAGTTAGATGTAAAACCAGATACAAAAAGATGGCATACAACACAATTACTTGGTAGTTGCATTTATGGATTACCAAGAGGTGAAAATTTAGATACACATTACAATGATGCTATCATATATGACTGCTTTGACTTGTCTTATAATACTGTTGACCTTTTACAGCACTGGGAAGATTATGATAAAGAAAGACATTGTAATAAAAAGTTTACCACATTAGCAAAAGCAAACAATAAACTTTATGCTCCTCCATACAGTGAAATAGCAGAATTTGATATTTTAGCAACCTTAAAAGATAATGCTTGGAATATGCAAAGAACAGGTATTAAAGCAACAAGCAGAAAGTATTTTTCACACACTGTTGCTAAAAACGGAAAAATCTTTTTTCCGCCTGCAGGCCATGACGAGGACTGGAGTGAAATGTTAATTATTGATAGCAACACAGATAAGTGGCACATTAAAGATTTAGGTATAGGCAAAGAAAGTAAAAAATACTTTGCTGGTGTGGAAAACAGTCAAGGGAAATTGTATTACATTCCTCGAGGTGGTTGTGTATGTGAGCCCGAAGATACTTGGAAAAGTCAAGGCGACTTAGCAGAAGTATTAGTAGTAGATACAAATACAGAAGAACACTATACAGTTGATGTTGGTGAATACTTTAAAGATAATACTACTATTGAAAAATATAACAAATGTGTTATAATTAACGATATTATATATGCTTTTCCATACGGTGAAAGCGACAGTTTTCAAACTGTGTTAGTGTTTGACACTATTAAAGAAAAAGTTATCAAAACAATAGACTTAAACAATGTATAAAGCATTTGAAGATTTTTACAAAGAAGCAACAATTAAACATTTATTATTAGAACAACATAATGATGTTTTAATATCTCCTCCTTTTGCAACTGACAAATGTAAAGACTATAGCAAAATTGCTGTATATGAAAACAATAAAATAAGATTTATTAATTTAGATTTACCTCCTGCAACAAGTAAAACTAATGCTGTTGCTAAAGTAAAAGACAGTAGTTACTTAATTCCTTATGCTATATGGGACGATTATAATATTGTTGTACAACTTACTGATAATAAAGTAGACTATCACGAATTAAACAAAAAAGGAAAAGGACAATTTTACAGTGTAGCATCAAACGGCGATAAGGCTTGTAGTTTTCCTTTAGGATACGAAGATACACAATATTTAATTTACATTGACGATAGTGTAAAAACTGTTCCTTTAAAAAATGTGCCTACTAAAGCACACATGGGTACAGTTTATTGTAATGACACATTTTGGAGTATGCCAAGATCAGAAACTAATGATTATAATAACCTTGTAAGTTATGACGGCAAAGAATTTACTTCTTATACATTACCTAAAATTAACAATGTAAGTAGAAAATATAGTGATATAGTTGTAAAAGAAAACACACTTTATAGTTTACCATTTGGAGAAACAGCAGGGTTAAAAACAGTAATAGAGTTTAATACAGACTCTAAAGAATTTAAACAACATGAATTAGATGTTCCTGACTATGCTAAAAAATTTAACAGTCAAGTTCTTATAGAAGATAAAATTGTTGGATTGCCTTACGGTGACGAAGAACATAACGATAGTAACTATGGTGTAATTTTTGATACTACAACAAAAACAAGTAAAGCATTTGATATTGAATTAGGATTTGGCGGCAAATATAGATATCGTAGCGGAATACAATATAAAGGCTATGCTATATTTTTACCAAGCGGTTCTCCGTACTGTCCTATTATACGTGTTGATACTTCGGGTAACTTTATAACTAAACTTTACGATGAATTACTTTTTGGAAGACCGATTATTTTTAAAGATAAGTTATATTCTATTGTTTATGATATAAAAACAAATAGATCAAGTATAGTAGAAATAAACGAAAATTTAGGCTTGCTTCATAAGGTAGATATCACTTAAACAAGCACACACTGTTTTTCCACAAGTAATAGTTTCTGTTGGTAAATTATAATCTTTTAAATCGCCAATCGGGCCACCTTGCTCACATTCACTTCTAAATATTTTTCCGTACATATCAATTTTAATCATGTGTAACCCTGCCCAGCACTTCCAACCCTTATGATTATTAAGTTCCTTAACAATTAGATCATTTGCTGTAATAGGTTGTTCATTATATAGTATATCGCCTCTGTGTAAATGTTCGTCATTTAATTTTCTAAAATAAGGCCATTCAGAAATAATTTTTTGTTGTTCTTCTGTATAGTTTGAAACTTCATTAGTAACATAATCTAAACTTGTTTTATCAACAATTACTTTTGGCCAAATTGCAAGTCTTGTTGTATCATTATACATTCTTTTTGCTATTGCTACTTGTTCATCGAATTGATCTGGAACCATCATTAAGTTAATTGCAGTTTCGCAATATACTTTATTCGCTACGTCAATAAAATGTTGAATGTCTGCATATTCTGGATGGTAACTTATGATCATTCCATCAGTATATTGACTTATTGTTTTATAATATTCTACAGTTCTACTACCATTAGTAATAAAACTAAAAGCATGACCTTCATCTTTTACTAACTTTGCCATATCAACAAAGTGTTTCCAGAACGTAGGTTCACCTCCTGTAATTCTATAACAGATTTTCTTTCCTGGAATTTTAAAATTTTTAATGAAATTGCTTACAGTTTCCCAGTCTGGTTGTCCGCTTGATCCGTTATGTAAAAAATCTGGACAATAGGAACAGCGATAGTTACACTTGTTACTTAATGTCCAACTAACAAGGAACCAGTCTTCTTTCTTAGGGTCTGCATAAGTTATTTTCATTCTGTCATGCTATGCTTAATAATTAAATCGTGTGTGCGTTCATTTAGTTTAACTGTTAATATAAGAGCATATAGTCCATCACTAAAACTAAACACACTGTGATCTTTTTGAAAATTTATAAAATACAAATAACCTGGATCAGGATACATAGGTTTGCCATCAAGCATATGAACAAAGTTTTCAGGTTTACATTTTCCGAATACACATAATAATCTAAAGTACTCTGGTCCTACTCCTGGAAAATCTCTATGTGGCGGAAAAAATCCTCCTTGATCCACTCTAAGTAAATGTACTCTACCAATGTCTGGTGAAAAGACATCTACTAAATTTGCAAAATCTGGAATTTGTTTATATACTTCTGTTGGAACAGTAAAGTTTTCCTCTTTCATTTCAACATCGTGGTAACGTTGCATATAACCAAAACTGTTTAAATGATAGTTGTCCATTACATCGCCTGTATGACTTGTAATAGGTAAACCCCATCTGTTATTATGCGAATCTTTCTTTTTATTATAAGGACACCAATTATCTTGAAATTGTGTAAGTTGTTCTTGAACTTTATGTTCGTCTATCTTTAATTTTAACTTAACAGTATCACCGAGATTAGTTAGACTGTTCCATAGTAATGCTCTTTTTTCTTTATCCATTATACACTGACTCCAATTCTGGAAACACTTCTACAAAATTTTGTTTCCGTGTTTTATCGTTTATTTGTAGGTATTGTTTTAAAGCAGGTAACTTATTGCTCCAATCTTCAGCGTTCATGTATTCAACAAGACCTTGCCATCGTTGTCTACCATACGGATTAACATTAAATTCAAAATCACGTAAAAAATGTGTTGCAAAATTAGTTATCTTTGTGCTTACTTTATCTTTAATATCTTGAGGTAATACTCTTACATTCATATGACTTGGCAAGTAAACAAGATGCAACCCTATTACACCTGCACCGTATGGTGCTTTATTAATCTTTTTATAATTTTGTTCTAACTTCCATTCTGCTAAGTCAACTATATGATGAACGTTTAATGCTTGTACAGCACAAGCAATATTAACAATTATATTATCGGGTGTGTCATCTAATATTTTTAAGTTGTTCTCGATTTCAGAAAATTTGCTTGGAAATCTAATATAATCGTTTCTTTCATTTATTGCATCTATGCTAAAATTAAATTTTACTTGTTTAAATTTTGCCCACAAACTTAACAACTTTTCATTTATATCTGTACCATTTGAATTATAACGTAAAACACAATTTTTTGCATGACCTTCAGCAACCATAAATTCTAATATAGAATAATGCTCTGGAATCATTAATGGTTCGCCACCTGCAAAATACAACTCTTTAATATGTTGTGCTTGGCTTTTCATTGTGTCAATGAAACTTCCTTTTTTATACCAAGTATAATCAAATGAAGGATCCCAACTTTGATCTTGGATAAGTTGCTTATTTGTATACTGCGGATATTGTAGTTTCCAATCTTTAATCCAACTTGAACTATCGTGCGGAGAACACATTACACATTTTAGATTACATATATTACCTAATCGTAAATCAAAATAAGGTATGTTTACAGGTAAACTTCCATCATCTTTTGTTTGCTCTACAATAGTGTCAATATCTAAACGCTCTTTCCAAACTTCTGTTTCCCAGTTACGTTTGCTTTTTATTCCTTTAGACTCTTCTTCAAAACACTTACGACAACTTTCAGGAATTTTATTGTTCAGCATTTGCAACCTTGTCCTACGCATATGTTCGCTATTCCACACTTCTTCAATTGTATGGTCACGAACGTTCATTGCAATACCGTCTTTTTTTACAAGTCCTGCTGTTTTGTCATCATTAACACCTGCACCCGAAGCATTAGCAGTACAACAAACTCTAACGTCACCATTAGGTCGTGTTGCTAAATGTATCCACGGCAAAGGGCAAAATGTTTTACTCATGTTCTATTCTTTCAAACTGCTTGTTAAGTTTATCAAAGGTTCCGCATTGTTTACTGCATTCTTTTAAACCTGTTGTTGTCCAGCAACTACTAATTTTATTAAAAAAGTTTAATAAAAATATTTCTTGCATAGTATTCTTATGTAGATTAGGATATTCTTTTATTTTTGTCATGTAATCAATTCTACTATAACTATGCTGTGGTAACCATTCTAAGTCTAACCAACAACAAGGACTAACATTACCATTAGCACTAACATAGATTTGACTATCTTGCTTTGCTTTGCAATTAATAGTTGGTAAAATTTCCTGTTGTGCTTTTTTAGCAGGTTCTATCATTTCAAGACTTTTCTGTGACGGTAACAATGTATGTGTAACATTATAGTCATCATCAATAACATCTAACTTACCATCTTTAAATCTTGTTGTGTGTTTAATACTAAATCCTTTAAAACCAAGTTCTTTACTCATTTGTTCACAAGTATCTACTTGATGTTCGTTATGTTTGAATACTAACATATCCCAACGTGCATCTCCGCCTGCATGAATAAAATGTGTAGCATTGTTTATAATTTTATCCCAATCTGTATTAATCCTGTATAATGCATGAGTATCTTTTAATCCGTCGATGCCGAAAACAACTTTTACATTTAAACTTGCAAGTTCTTGCCACCACTCTTTTGATCTACCGCTTCCGTTAGTGTGCATTTGTAGTGACATACCTGGATTAGTTTCATGTAGATATCTAAAAATTTCAAGAGTGTCTTTAGCAACAATAGGATCTCCTAAGTTACCACACATATTCAAAAACTTTAATTGACGAACAAAGTCTCTTGGAAACCAATTAACAAACGTGCCGAGATCAATTTCATCTAAAGATAAACTATCTAACAACGGGCCTCCTTGAAGCCTACGTGGACACATAGGACAACGTGCTTGACATTTACTTGTTACTTCAAGATGAATAGATGTTATATCTTTGTATTCGTACATTATTTTATTCCTGATATCATATACCTTGTATACTTAGACAATTTAATTTCCTCTACATCATAATCTTTTGCGTCTACAGATTCAGCAAGTTCACCTGCACTGTTTACACAATTAATATGTTCTTCAAGTTCCGAATAATTGTTGCTTTGCATAACATACATAGTACCTTGAGGTATGTTATCAAACCATTGTTTCAAGTCTTCTTTTGTTAAATGTTCACAACTTGTATTAATTACAATGTCTGCACTGTACTTATCTGTACACATATTGCCTGTCCTTGCAGTAAATCTTCCTTGCATTTCTTGATTTTTATTCATTGTATATGCTGTGGATTCACAACTTGGATCAATATCTACAGACTCGATGTGTTTAATACGAAGATGACTATTAAATAATAAACTTGCTAACACACCGTTCCAACCTCCGTGAATAATAATAGAATATTCTTTTCTGTAATCGCATTTATATTCTAACATTTTTACCAAGGCTTCTTTACTACGTAATTGACCTTTCCAGAAACTTTCAAGTGTACGATCTCTATCATCGCTGTTACGAATCGCGTCCATCCAAAATTTAATATCTTCAATATCTATTTTCATATTTTTTCTTTCGGTATTTTGCTATCTGCACTACTAACACAGGTTGGTGTAATACAGGGCATTGGTTTATCAAAAAGTTTGAACCCTTCAGTGAGTGTGCCTAATGGCTCATCGTGACAACTGTATGCACGTTTCACTTCGTTGCCTCTAATGATACAACTCTGGTATCCACTGTTGCATTTCCAACCTTTGAATTTGTTAAAACCAAAAGCATTAAATCTTTCTGCTTGGTCAATTTCATATTCTACTCCTTGAGCATCTTGTAACCTAACTTGTGGTACATTCTGTTCACTTTCGTTTTGTAATATGATTTTTTGCTCTTCCGTGTATCCGTCCACCACAAAAGAAGCAGTAGGATCGGACTGAGGCTTAAGAGTAACATGAAGACCCCTGCTAATAAACCTATTACATCTATCATAATATTCCTCCCAATGTTCAGGTACCATTACCTGATTGATCGTTACAAGGACATCATTGTCTTGTAAATATAAAAGTTTGTCACCAAACTCTTTTTCATCGGCAAACTCCGCATGGAAACTTGCTGTAATACTTCTTCTATCCATTACGTGGGTAATATCTAACCAACGTTTCCACCAAGTCTTTGCAGGACTACAGTTACTTGTCATATGAATACTTAAATATTTGCTTTTATAATCTTCATAATGTTCTATTAATTTTAATAAATCTTTATATGCTGTAGGTTCTCCACCGCTGAAACTAAAATGAAACTTATCATATCCATTGGCTATTGCTTGTTTCTTTATTTCATCAATAGTATTTTTGTAGGTTTCTAAATTGTAGTAGTCTGGCTTGTCTGTATTTGCATATGGCCAACAATATGAACATTTATAATTACAAAAACGACCAATGATCCAACTTACAGCAAATAGATTGCTGTCCAGCATTGTCTTTTGCCCAAGTTTAACTATGTTATTAAATGGAATCTTCGTAGTCATCAAACTGCTCCTTCAACCATTTAAAATCATTTATTTTATAAAGCATATCTTTATCGTCTTTGTGTGCTTCGCCAAAATATCTACCACACTGTGCACCATGGATTGCATACTTGCCATGCTCTCTATCAGCACCAACTGTACACCATGTATCTAATCTTTTTTCTGTTTCTTCGTCTACTTGACCTTTAATTATTTTACTTGAAAGTTTTGCACATTCTCTAAATCCACTTTTCCATGTACTCCAAGGATCAGAGTTGAATGAAGTAATATTTGATATTTCATCTACTGCTTTAAACTTATTACTGATACTTGTAGTCATGTCAGGTACGGTGATGTCCATGTTTAGTGTGAGTGTGCGAGGAAGAAGTTTAACACCGCCGTACCCGTATTCCAAGTCGTTTATAGGATTTATACTTCTCCATACATGGACTGTATCTAAATCCCACTCGGAAACCTCATAGTCAAAGTTGAAGTCAAGTAGTTCAGCATCTCCGTCAACTACCCAAAACATTTTTGTAAAGCATT